TGACAGGTCTGTTTGCTGGTATCTACTATCAACATGACGAGGCATACCTTAACCCTCAGACTAACGGATCATGGTCTGGCCTATGGGTGTTTAATGATGTACATGATGGTAGCTTTGATGAGTTGCCTGTATCAATGTCGTATCTACGGAGGACTTATGGCTCTAACTTTGGAAGAGTTGAAAGATCGCTTGAAGCAGTTGGATGAGGTTATCCTTGTTGACGTACTACAATTAGAATCTGGAGATATAGTTTATAGGTTTGAGGATGTTATTGAAAAAAACTTCTACGACCTAGAGATGCAACTAGAGGAACCATATAGTTATGATTGAAGATAGGATAGAACCTTTGTTTGACTTTGAGAAGTTAGCCAGTGAGACTCAAGTGGGTGGTAGTCATTACACTCGACTAGCTATACAGCCTATGCAGTATTCTATGGCTAACGAGTTGAACGCACTACAGCATACAACCATTAAGTATGTCACTCGTTATCTGGATAAGGGTACACCATTGCAGGATCTGGCTAAAGCCAAGCACTGTATTGATATGTTAATAGAGTTTGAGTTGGAGGGAAAATGTGGCTAAAGTTAAATCAACATTGGTTGAATATTAACCAAGTAGTATTTATTGATGAGGAAGCTAGGAACATATCACTCACTAGTGGTAGGACAGTACAGGTAACTGAATCTGCACTGGCTACTATCATGAGAAGTGTTAAAGATCTACCTCCACTCAAAGAGAAACCTAAACGTAAGAACCTTAAGAAAGAATAGTTTCCTAGGGAAATTAATAGGGGGCTTAATTGCCCCCTTCATTACGCCTAGTCCTTAAGACTATCAGGCATATTATCAGACAGCCCCTTCCTAGAATACCAAGCCGATAAGAACTTCTTAGCAAACTCAGGATCTTGTTGACGTAGTTGAGCAGCAAACATAGTGCCTAACTTACCTCGTAGTTTATTTGAAATAAGATCAAGCCTCTTTCTCTTAAGACTATCAGAAGAGTTCTGATAAGCAGGAGAATCAATGATGCTCTGTAGCACAGGAGTTAACATCTCTGCATTCATCTGACGTAACCCACCTAGTTGTTCACTAGATAACTTAACTCCCTTTAGCTTACCTGTGATACCACCCTTGTTCCACTCAACCCTTTGCATCTCTTGTTGTAGTGGTGTTAGATTATTAGCATCAAATACATGCACACTACTCCATGCTTGGTTGATGTCTATCTTCTTAGCATCCCCATACACACCATACTTCTTAGGTAACTGCTCACGGAAGATAGGGATACGGGCCTGTAACCTTTCCCATGTGTCCTCTGCCTGTCTATCATAACCATCAAACATCTTAGCAGTTTGTGCTAGTAATGCAGGAGTCATGGGACGAGCAACAGTCTCTATCAATCCCTTCTGAATAGATACGTTAGGATCTACGATCATGGCTGTTAGAGTGTGCATACCTTCAAGGAAAGTCTTAGAGGTTATGTTACTCTTAACCATGTACACCAAGTTAGCAGTTAACTCTGCTGCCTCATCTGAATTAATATCTTCATCATCTGCATATTCTTTAGTGAAAGTAAACAGATCAGCAGCCATTGATAGAGGTGTAGCTAAAGGTTCAAACCGATGATAGCTTACCCATGTGTCACCTATACGGATAGAGTAAGGTAAGATACCTGCATCTTTCCAACGCTGTCTCTCTGACGCTGTACGAGGGATACTACCAGTGATAACATCTTCATCATACATAGCCCCTATCGTAGCAAACATAGTCATGCCTATGATCTGACGAGGTATCAACTCATCATAACTCATCTTAGCTGGCTCACCATGTAAAGGTATCTTGTTAGTTCTTAGATCAAACAGTACCTTCCTCATACCTTCTTTGGTAGTGTAAGCCGCCCTCATTGCTGGAATGAAAGGTATATAATTATAACCCTCTTTGATTATATTCCAAGGAGTCTTAATGAATGGTACAAACAAAGCAAAGGCAGGATGGTCATGACGTAGTTGCTGTATCTTACGAGGAGAACCAGCTAACTTCTGCTGAAAGGCATTGAACAAAGCATCATCACGTATAAGAGAGATAGCAAGTCTACCCTCTTTAGCAGCCTCTGCTCTCTTAGCAGCCATGTCAGCAGTCTCATCCTTGATACTAACTTTCAATCCTTTCTTCTGCCCATCAAAGGCAACTTGATTACCTGCTCTAGTAGCTACAAAGTTCTTGGTACGTACATCCCAGTTAGTATCTTGTGCAGCATCAGAGAATAAATCTTTCTTATACTGAGTATACAACTCATCATAGGATCCCATACCAGCTTTGCTATCTTCCTTGGCAAACTTAGAAGCCATTTGAAACATGCTCTGCCTACGGAACCTTGCCTTACCATACTCATCTATACCTACGATTAGCTTAGTAGGCCAGCGAACAAAAGTCTCACCAGCCCCTCCGAATGCCTGACCAAACCTAGTGCGACCAATGTTGTTGTGCATATAGTCTTGCATATCAAGAAGGATATCTTCTCTTTGTTCTTGGTTTAACATTCTAGGGTCATCAATCCCCATCTCTTCTTTAAGAAAAGCCTTGAAATCTTTACCTGTCATTCCTAGCTTACGTTCATTTATGTCTCGTTCTAATGAATATCCTTTACGGAATCCTTCTCGAAAATAAACAGAGTCTTGAGCAAAGGAATCAATGGATGCCTCCCACATAGACTTAACTTGGTTCCACTCACGACCACCATTAGTTAACTTAATAGAGTCTGTTACTAAACCAATAGAGTCTATCAAAGGTTTCATCATAGACTGTATAAACATAGACATGATGTTAACAGCAGGAGTACCAGTGCCAGATAACATCCCGTTTATAACTACATCTAGCCCAACGCCAAAAGCAGAATCGTTTGTAGCATCCCTAGCCATTACTTTTCTGTAAAACTCTGCTTTCTGTGCATCTCCAAACTCATTGATACGAGCAGCATTAATAGACATAGAAGTATTAGCAACCTCACATGCTGGTGACAATTTCATTTACACTTAACTCCTGCGAATAAAGAATCTATCATACGATTATCTGCCATGTCTTGCAACATCTTCCTTCTGTGGTTTAATGCAGCAGACACCTTACTACCTTGTCCTTTGTTCCATGCTTGTATACCATAGAATAGGTTGATGTCAGAATGTATTAAAGCGATTGTCTCATCAGTTAGATCAGTTGACTTGCCTAGAATATCATAAGCATTAAACAACTTTCTTTCTACTTCATTGAATAGAGGCTGTAGCATTCTCATCTCTGGCGCACTAAAGATTCTGTCGTCATTAGCAAGAATAAAATCTATCATGTCCTCAAAGTCTTCAATATCATTCTTCTTGAGGAGAGTCCTAGATGCTGCGTCTATGTTCTCAAATGTATGACGACCACGCATCATGCCTCTAAGTGCAGCAGTATCTAATCCACGGGAACCAGCTACCTTCATTGCTGTATCTGCATACTCTTTTAAAAGAACATCAGCATCCTCAACATCCTTTAACTTTCTTAGATCATCATCAGTAAGCCTTTCACCAGCGTTCATCTTAGCTTGCACTTCTGCCCTTGCTTCCTTGACAGCATTGCTTTCTTTTATGTTAATGACTTTATCTGGATCACCACCTTTGTACTTACCTTCTGCTACCTTAGCTGTAGTCTCAGGCTTACCAGCAGTACGAGGTAGTAACTCACCACCAACTAAAGATGCTTTACTGGGGCCACCTGCTGAACTAATAGACTGATTAGGCTGATTAAATCTGGAACGTGCTGCACCTGTTTGAGATCCTACACCTAACCTAGTTGCTTTCTCTGATGAAGATTCAAAGCCTAGTATTCTGTTAGTGTTTGCACTAAACGGAGTCATAGATTCTGGTACAGCATTAGTGAAAGGTCTAGGTAATACAGCACCTAACCCACGTTGACCACCAGTAGGAGCTAAACCAAATCCTGCCGATCCTTTAACTGTTGATCCATTACTGTCAGCTACACTTTCTGCTATTCTACTACGAGGTATAACCCCTGATGCTTGTTGTACCCTACTCTGTAACTCTGGGAACTTACTAAACTTTCCTAACTTAAGGTTCTCTAAATTAATAGCAGCCTTACGTAGTACATCCCCTTCTGCTTTCTGTATTTCTAACTGCTTTACCTTATCGTTAGATACTATCCTTTGAGCCTCTAACTGATTCGCTCTAGTTCTGCTACCTAGAGTAGCCTTACCAGTAGATCCTTTAAGAGTAGCTAAAATATTATCAATCTGTTTTACTTCTGTTTTAGTTTTATTAAGAATTTTACCTAGGTCATCAAGGGATTGTTGTGAAGGTGCGCCCTTAGCTTCTATTTCTAATTCAGCTTGTACCTTAGCCTGTGCTTGAGCAACACTACGGACAGGCACATCCCCTGCTGCATCTGCAACAGCACCAATAGCTGCTTCTGATTCATCTTTTAAATCAGTACCTTCATCAGCAGCTTTAGATCCAAACTTACTAGCAATCTTACCTATGCCAGCACCTAATCCAGAACCTAGTAAACCACCAGCCATGATGTAAGCAACGCGAGAGTCTCCATACTGCTCATAGACAGGCTCAAGAGATCCACCTAGTAAGCCTTGTACGCCACCTCTAGCAGCATACGTACCTACCTTAGAAGCAAAGGTCAAAGGCTTAAGAGCAAAGGCAGGGAGGGTTACAGGATCTGCT